TTGAATAATGGTGTAACTCACGCAGGTAATAAACTAGTTGGTAATTTTAATGACCCACAAGTACCAAACTCTTACGCTAAATATGCAGATAGAGTTATGGAAACTTTGCTAGTAAACACTATAAAAGTTATGCAAAAGAAAACAGGACTTAAATTAGTTCCTACTTATTCTTATTGTAGATTGTATAGAACAGGTAATATTCTTAAAAGACACAAAGACAGACCAAGCTGTGAAATATCTACCACGTTAAATTTAGGTGGAGATCCTTGGCCTATACTGATAGATCCTACAGGATCTGACAATGTTATTGATGAGTATAAAAATATACATAAACCAGGTGCACCGAAAGGTGTGGAAGTTAATCTAAAACCTGGTGATATGCTTATATATTCTGGCTGTGAGTTAGAACACTGGAGAGAGCCATTTAAGGGTAAACTCTGTGGTCAAGTCTTTTTACACTATAATCATGCTGATGGACAGTTTGCAAAGTCTAATTTATATGATAAAAGACCTATGCTAGGAATAGTCAAATAACGTTGAACATCAACGCAATCTAATATAATCTGGAGATCTATGTTACAGAAGATAGGATTTTTACCTGGAATAAACAAACAAATTACAGCCACGACTGCTGAGGGTCAGTGGGTTGACTGTGATAATGTTCGTTTTAGGTATTCTACACCTGAAAAAATAGGTGGTTGGAAGCAACTAGGTGCTGATAATGTTAGTGGTGCGGCTAGAGGTTTACATCAATTTACAAATAGTGCTGGTCAAAAATATTCTATTATAGGAACCAACAGAGTTTTATACGCTTATTCAGGTGGTGTCTTTTACGACATACACCCCATCAAAACTACAACAACACTGACAAATGCTTTTAGTACAACTAACGGATCAACATCTGTAACAATAAATTTTTCTACTGATCATAATATTCAAGCTGGTGACATTATTTTATTAGATAATTTTACAGCTATTACAGATTCTGATTATGCAGCTGCAAACTTTGATGACATAAGATTCATGGTTACAACTGTGCCCACAGCGAATACAATTACAATAACAATGCCTTCAGCAGAGTCTGGATCTGGTGGTTCTGAGTCTGGTGGTATTAGAGTTAGACATTACTATCACGTTGGTCCAGATGTACAAGCACAAGGATTTGGTTGGTCACTTGGATCTTGGGGTGGACAAGAAATAGGAGCTGCCACAACAACTTTATCTTCAGGTATTACAGATTCTGCAACAAGCATAACATTAAATGATGCATCACAGTTTCCATCTTCAGGAACCAACTACATACAAATAGGAACAGAAGAAATTTCATACACTGGTATATCATCAAATGTTTTATCTGGTGTAACAAGAGGTGTAAGAAACACAACAGCAGCATCTCACTCTGGAGGTGCCACAGTAACAAGCACATCTAATTATGTAGCATGGGGTGAAGCAGCATCAGGTGACTTAATTGTTGATCCTGGTATGTGGTCTATTGATAACTTTGGTGACAAAGCTATTTGTTTAATTGTTGATGGTGAAGTATTTGAATGGAACTCTTCAGCAACTGATGCAACATCTACAAGAGCTACAATCATATCTGGTGCACCAACTGCATCAAGACATATGTTAGTATCTACACCGGATAGACACTTAGTGTTCTTTGGTACAGAAACCACGATTGGAACAAAGTCTACTCAAGATGATATGTTTGTAAGATTCTCTGCAGTTGAGGACATTAACACGTATACACCTACAGCAACCAATGACGCTGGTACACAGAGACTGGCCGACGGATCACGGATCATGGGAGCTATCAGAGGTAGAGATGCAATCTATGTTTACACAGATACAGCATTATTCTTAATGCGTTTTGTTGGTCAACCATTTACATTTGCTTTTGCACAAGCAGGTACAAACTGTGGATTAGCTGGTAAGAACGCAGCTGTTGAAGTGGATGGTGCAGCTTATTGGTTTTCAGAAAATGGTTTCTTCAAATATTCTGGTGCTCTTGAATCACTTACATGTTTAGTAGAAGATTATGTTTACGATGATATTAATTTAGATTCTGGTAATCAAATGATTAGTGCAGGATTAAATAATTTGTTTGGTGAGATTATGTGGTTCTATCCAACATCATCATCTTCAGTTGTTAACAGAATGGTTTGTTATAATTATCAAGACTCATCAGCTAGAAGACCTATATGGAGTGTAGGATCTTTAGCTAGAACTGCATGGGCAGACTCTGCTGTTTTTGGAAATCCACACGCATTGTCTTACGACGCAGACGGTGTTGAAGCTGCTACTTCATCAACTTATATTCAAGGAAACACAGACGGTGTATCAACATACTATCAACACGAAACAGGCACAGATCAAATTAAAGGTGGAGCTACGACAGCCATACAGGCAACAATAACATCTGGTGATTTTGATATTACACAACAAGTTATAAGAGGAGCTATGACAGCTAACGCAACACTTCGTGGTGATGGTGAATATATAATGAAGATAAGAAGATTTATACCAGACTTTGTTTCACAAACAGGTAATACACAAGTTACATTGAATTTACGTAACTATTCTAATGACACAGCCGCTAGTTCATCACTTGGCCCATTTACAGTTAGCTCATCAACTAGTAAGGTAGATACCAGAGCAAGAGCCAGAGCTATTGCACTTAAGGTAGAAAACACAAGCACCAATCAAGATTGGAAACTTGGAAGTTTTAGATTAGACATACAACCAGACGGAAGAAGATAATGGCAAAGATAGTACAAATACTAACAAGACCTAGCGCAGAGTATCGTCAAGATGTTGCTGACGCACAAGTAAGAGATCTTGACGGTGTAATACAAAAATTAAACACAACGTATCAACAAGAATTAAAAGACGAAATGGAAGCTGAAAACTTCTTTATTAATTAATGGCAAATAGTTTTATAAATAAAAAGGCAGACTTAACGACTACAGACTTAACAACTCTGTATACAGTACCATCGTTTAAAACTGCTGTGGTTAAATCAATTTTAGTATCTGAAGATGCAGGATCTGGAGCTAGTATTACAGTAACACTAGTGGATGCTTCATCTAATATATTTAGTTTATTTAAGACTAAATCTATATCTTCTAACACGACAACCGAGTTATTAACTCAACCTCTTGTTATGGAAGAAAGTGAGATACTAAAAGTACAGGCTTCTGACGCGAACGAGCTGCACGTCATAGCTTCAATATTAGAAATACAGCCGCGAGAGGTAACAACATAATGCAAATAATAAAGCCAGAAAAGATAATAACTACTATATCAAACATGAAAACAGGTGAGGTATATAAATCAGAAGAAGAGTGGAAAACAAAAGGAATATCAGAAACAGAGATTAGAAGAGATGTGAAGGTTATAATGCCTTCGCTTGATTTACTTGGAAAAACAAAGTAGTGTGAAAAAATGAGCATAACTAGATCACAAATAGCCAGACAATTATTAGCAGAAGGTGGAGCACCTAGGAAAGGTTTTCAAACAGGCGACCTTGCTGCTAGAGACGATTCTTATGGCACACTTAGTTCACCTGTGAATACACCAACTGATGATGGATTTGCTGGAGAAGAAAATTTTAGAGAAACTTATGCTGATCAATTACAAACTCTTAGAGACGATGCTAATGAGGAACAAATGGCTACAGCCTCAGCAAGAAGTGGAAGAAATTTAATTGAAACTTTTGGAGATAATTTTGCACGTATATCTCCTTTTGGAATGATTAATAGATTTGATGCAAAATTTTTAAAACCAGGAAGAGATATTGAAAATGAAAAATTAAGAAGAAATTATTTAATAAATGAAGGTATTATAAGATCGGGACCTTTTGGTGATGAAGATTTAGAGGCTCAAGGTTTTATTGGAGACCTTTCAACAAAAGCAGGTTTAGATTTTGCTAGAAGTAAAGGATACAAAACAGTTGACGATATGCGTGATGAAGGTTTAGGTGGAGACAACGAACCTATGATAAGAAGATTAAGAGCACCAATAACAGAGGCTGCTGAAAAAGAAGAACCAAAAGGTGAGTTTGATGATATATTAAAACTATACGGAGCAAGATTTGCTGACGGTGGTGAAGTGAGACAAGGATATGGTTTAGGTAGTATTGTAAAGAAAGCTACAAGAGCTGTTAAAAAAGTTGCAAAGTCACCAATAGGTAAGGCTGCATTGTTTGCAGGATTAGGTGCATATGGTTTAGGTGCAGGTCCTTTTAAAGGAGTTGCAGGTTCTGGATTTTTAAAAAATGATTTAATGAAAAAATTATTATTAAAAAAAGGTGAAGGCGAATTTACATTTGGTAATTTAAATCCTTTTACAACTATTGCAGGTATAAGTGCCTTAGCGGGTGGTCTATCTAAACAAGATGAAGAAGAGGAAGAACTACCAAAAACAGTTAGATCAGACCAAGAGTTTCAAAACTTAATTAACTTTTATGGTGGCCAAAGAAGATTTGCTCAAACAGGTGGAGACATTGAAGATGCACCTAAGGAAAAACCATCAGGTATTATGATGGCTTCTAATATAGAAAATGACAAGATTTTAGAGAATCTTTTTGAGAAGTATTTAGAAATGGGTTTATCTCCCGAAGATGCAGCTATAAAAGCTAGAGAAGAATTTGATAGAATGTCCAAAGTTAAAGAACCGAATAAAATGATGGCTTCTAATATAGAAAACGACAGGATTTTAGAAAATCTTTTTGAAAAGTATTTAGAACTAGGTTTATCCCCTAAAGATGCAGCAGATAAAGCTAGAGAAGAATTTGATAGAATGTCCAAAATTGAAGAACCAGATAGAATGATGGCTAATGAGGGCGGTCTCATGAATCTTGGTGGTAATGAAATGGACCTTAGAGGTGGTGGATTTGTGCCACTAGGGGCTAAAGAAAAGGCAGATGATGTGCCAGCAAGACTGTCCAAGAATGAGTTCGTATTTACAGCTGATGCGGTTAAAGCAGCAGGTGGAGGAAGTGTTGATAGAGGCGCAGATATAATGTATAAAACAATGAAAAACCTGGAGAACAAAGTAGCATAATGGCAATTCAAGA